TGGCGTCCGAGCCTCACCCGCTTTGAAGGCACCGCACCCGCGGGACGCACCAGCGACAGCGATGGCTCGGTCTACGCACCATCGCCGAAATTATGGGAGGCGCTCAACGAATGATCAACAGCCGCCAGAAAGGCGCCAGCTTCGAGCGCGAAGTCGCCAAGGCACTGACCGCCGAAGGTTTTCCGGCCAAGCGGGGCGCGCAAGTCAGCCAAGGATCTTGGGGGATCAGTGCGCCCGACGTGATCGCGCCCTGCTTGCCGGATTGGCACTTTGAGTGCAAGCGCCACGGGCGCGCCCGCTTCGACCTAGACGCCGCCATCGCGCAAGCCTACCGCGACTGCGGACGCAAACACTGCGCCGTCATCCACCGCAAAGACCACTGCCGCATGCTGGTCACGCTGACCATGGAGGACTTCTGCGAACTCCTGCGTCACTCCGACTTTCCTATCCAACCAAAAACACAACCAACCAACGCATAAATATGCCAAACAAAACCCTAACCACACCCGTGGGCATCGCCCGCTATCCTCACCTCAACCGTCCCGACACTAAGTTCGACGAAGTTGGAAAATACAAAGTCGATCTTGAAATGACGGACGAAGAGGCCGCTCCGTTTATCGCCCAAATCGATGAGATTTTCTCTCCGTATCTGGCTGCGAAAAAAACCGAACTGCGCAAACCCAACGTCAAAATTGCCGACATGCCCTGGGTTTCCAATGACGGCATGACGCAGCTCAAGTTCCGCGTTAATCCGACTGGAACCAACAAGAAAACCGGCGAGACATGGAGCCGTCAACCAACGCTGTTCAACCTTAAGGGCGAAATAATCACCGACAACATCGGAGGAGGCAGCCGAATCAAAGTGGCGGTCATCCCGTATTGCTGGTATGTCGCCACAAAAGGCGTTGGCATCACGCTGCAACCCAAAGCGGTCCAAGTGCTGGACTTGGTTACTTGGGGATCTGGCACAAGCGCAGAGTCCTACGGCTTTGATGTGAGCGAGGCCAAGGATCAGCACGTTGAGCGCGAGCTGCGCATGGCCAAGACCGGCACCGACGACGAAGAAATCACCTGGTAATTCTTATGCCCAAGAAAAACACCACAACCAAATCCACAAGGGGGGCGGCAAAACGCCGCTCCCCTTCCAAAGCCGCCAAGCTAGTTGAGCCGGATCGCTTCACCGAGGACGGACGCAAAATCGTACGCCTCGAGAAGACCCGCGCCCACCAGAAGTATCCGTTGGCAGACGGCACCGACGTTCCCGGCGCCTCAACCATCGCCAAGATCGGCGAGGACTCAAGCGGACTCATCCACTGGGCGTGGAAGCTCGGCATGGACGGCCAAGACTACCGCAAGGTTCGCGACAAGGCCGCTGACATCGGCACCATCGCGCACTTCCTCATTGAGTGCTTCCTCCACAACCACGTTGCCGACCTCTCCGAGTTCAGCCCCGCGGATGTTGAGAAAGCCACCATCGCGTTCAACAACTTCAAGCGCTGGTGGGACGAAGAAGGTCTCACTGTCATCGAGCCGGAAGTGCAGTTGGTCTCCGAGGAATACCTCTTCGGCGGCACTATCGACGCACCCAGCCGCGACCGTGACGGCAAGATCGTCCTCCTCGACTGGAAGACATCCAAAGCCATCGTTGGCGCGCACAAAGTCCAGCTCGCTGGCTACGAGCAACTCTGGAACGAGAACCGCCCGGACATGAAAGTCCAGCGCCGCGGCATCGTCCGCATCGGCAAAGAATCCCCGGACGATTTCGAGGTCGCCTGGATGTTCTCAGCCGAGCCGTTCTGGAAGGTCTTCCAAGCGCGCCTCGCGCTGCACTACGCGCAGTTGATGCTCAAGAAAGCCGCCTGATGCAAACCGCCAAGCAAACACTTGACGCCGCATCATCCGCCGTCTGCGGATCACGCAACGAGGACTACGGCTCGCCCGCGGATGACTTCGCAACGCAGGCCGAGATGTTTTCCAGCTACCTGTCGCGCACCAACGGCGCGCAGGTCTTAGTCACAGCATCCGACATCGCCGCGCTCATGATCTTGGTGAAGATCGCCCGCCAAGCGCACGCCGCCAAGCATGACAACTGGATCGATGTCGCCGGCTACGCCGCGTGCGGCGCCGAGTGCGATTCCAGACAAGCCGACCTCGCCTAATGCCCCCACGCAGAACCATCGCTATCGTCCGTAAGAAGCTCGGCCGCGAAAAAGCGGACGGCATGACTATGGGCGACGGCAAAGTCTACATTGATCCACGTCAATCCGGCGCGGACGAGCTAGACACGGTTCTGCATGAGCTGCTGCACCATGTCTGCCCCGACATGAGCGAGGAAGCAGTCGCCGAGAAGTCCGCCACGATGGCGAGGTCGATGTGGAAGGATAAATGGAGGCGCGTCCACGAGTGACCGCCGCCGGCTACATCCTCATCGGCCTCGCCGCAGGCATGCTTATCGGCGCCCTCGCCGCCTATGGCTTTATGTTCATCTGGGCGATCCGCTGTGGACGCGAGGAGGACGCGGAATGACCAGCGCAATCCTCATCGCTCTGGTCGGCTTCGCTTACTTCGCCGTAGCCATCGACCAAGCATTCATCCAGCACAACTTTTGGAACGGCATCGTGTGGTTTGGTTACGCCATCGCGCAAATCGGCCTTTGGCACGTCACCGTGCAGCCCTGACTTTATGGAGAAGTACAAAATTATGACGCCCGAAATCGAAGAGATCGACAAGACGATCGTGCTGCTGAAAAGCCAGCGGCAGAAACTTGTCGCCAAAGAGGCGAAGAAAAAGGCCGACGCCCTCTGCGCCGAGATGCGCAAGAAGAGGTCAGCAAAATGATTTACAACCTGCAGGCTCAATCGGGCTTTCGCCGGGATTCCATGTGGTGTGGTCCCGCGGCGCATGCCGTTATGCCCAGCCCCGCCGAGCGAAACGAGCGGGGCGCCTGCACATCTTTTGGCAGGGTGCTGAAAGCGGCAGACATAACATCTGCGCGGCCAGGTTCAGCCCAATGTGGTATCGCCCAGCCCTGCCTCACTTTCTGAAATCTCAAATTTTAAATCTCCAATGATCCATGAGTTCGCCCGCCCTGTTCCCGTCAAGACCCCGCTCGGTCTCGGCTCGGTGTGGTATGTCGAGTCTCAGGGAGCCTATTTCAACAACATCTACGCCGTGATCCTTGAGGACACCGGCGAGACGCGCTACATGCGCAGCGATCAGTTCGTCGTTTTGGAGAATCCCACGATGGACATCAAGAATTTGGGCGCCGCGCCGGTTTAACCAACGGCTCTGGGGAGAGCTGGCGTCTGCGCAGACGCACCGGCCGGCGCCCGATCTACTTCGTGAACGAGCACGCACAACGCTTCAAGCCCACACCGCACCCTGTCATGCAGGTCGATCTCGACTTGCTGGAGAAACTAGGGCCGGACGAAGGCTGGAAATACTTAAAAACACGCGAAGAGCTGATCGCCCGCGAGGCATCAGACCCGTTCCGCTATGGCTACATCCCGCCGGTGTGGAAACGCGCGTCCGAACTCCTCGAAAAGCACCGCGAGATCTTGGTGCTCGGCGGCAACCGCTCGGGAAAGACGGAATGGGCGGCGAAGGAGGTCATCAAAACCATGTATTCCAAGCCCGGAGCAGTTGTCTGGTGCTTCCAAACTACGGCGCCCAACTCCATTGAGCTGCAGCAGCCCCGCATTTGGAAATATATGCCTCCTGAGTGGAGGAACGCGCGCAAAGGCCAAGTCACGAACATCACCTACAGCGTCAAAGGTGGATTCACCGAGGCAAAATTCGTTGCACCGAACCAATCGATCTGCATTTTCCGCAACTACGCGCAAGATCCGTCCACGCTCGAGGGCGGCGAGATCGATTTTGCCTGGGCGGACGAGCTGGTGCCGCTTGATGTCCTCGAAACCCTCCGTTTCCGCCTCGTAGACCGCAACGGCAAGTTGGCCGTGACCTTCACGCCGGTCGAAGGCTGGAGTCCTACGGTCGCCGACTACCTGTCTGGCGCCAAGACCATTGAAGACACCGACGCCGAACTGCTGCCTATCTACAAAGACAAGTCTGCCCTGCAATGGGGCGTTGAAAACGCCATCGGCGCGGTCAAGGCAACACTGACGGGCGACATTTTGTACGAAGGCGAAAGTCATCGCTACATCTCCGGCTACGAGCGGGTGCCTATTGAGCAGATCAACCCAAAAAGTCGGCCCATTATTTATTTTCACACCAAGCTCAACCCTTGGGCCGGTTGGTCCCGCATGAAAAAGGAGCTGCAGAGCGAGACCAAAGAAAAAATCCTCTGCCGCGCTTACGGCGTCCCGACCAAAGCTATCAGCGGCCGCTTCCCGCTCTTCAATCCCAAGGTCCACGTCATCCGCGCCTCGGATGTCCCGCAAGGCACCCGCTACCACTGGGTCGATCCGGCCAGCGGCAAAAACTGGGCCATGATTTGGACGGTGCATGACACATCTGGCCGCATTGTGGTCTACCGCGAGTGGCCCGACCAAACGTCCTACATCGAAGGCATTGGTTATGCCGGCGAGTGGGCGCTTCCCGATGGCAAGAAGCTGGACGGCAAGCCCGGACCCGCGCAGCAGGACTTCGGCTTCGGCCTCGAGCGCTACAAGGACGAGATCCTGCGCGTCGAAGGCGGCGAGGAAATCTTTGAGCGCTGGATGGATTCGCGCTACGGCAACGCCCGCACGCTCGGCAAGGAATCCCCAACGACCCTCATCGACGAGATGGCCGACCTCGGCATGCTCTTCACCGCGACACCGGGCGACAGCATCGATGAAGGCGTCAGCATGATCAATGACGCGCTGTCATACAACCCGGAGAAGCCGGTGGACGCGCGCAACCAGCCGAAGCTCTACATCAGCGAGAACTGCAAAAATGTCATCTACGCCCTACAAACTTACACTGCGGCTGACGGTAAAAAGGGAGCAACCAAGGACTTCATCGATTTGCTTCGTTACGTTTGCCTTTCCGATGCCATCAACGTCGAGGGCGACATCCTGCGATCAACCGGAGGAGGAAGTTACTGATGACCCAATCGCCGCCATCCCCGCCCAGCCGCCTGCGCCCCGGACGCCGCGGCAGTGACATCCCGCGCTGCGGCATCTGTGCCAAGCCGCTTCGTATCCAAGACATCCACGGCCACGACACCCACCTCGGCCCTGCCTGCCGAGAATGCGGCCCGCACCTGCAGAATGCCATCCATGCGCTGGAGATCATCGTAATGCGTCGCGGATGACGCCTTAACCCATACGAACGACTGCATTCGCCATTCGCAAACCCCGAACACAAACAGCTTAAAAATTATGCTATTCACGCAAAAAACCAAAACCATCCCCACCGACCTCTACACCGTCAGCGAAGACTTCGACCGCGAGGGCGCCCTCGCCTTCTCCCGCGACCAGGCGCCGCCCGCCTACCTCGCCGTCATGCTCGAGCTGCAGGACCGCATCGCTGACGCCAGCACGCTCGTTGCCACCATGGCCACCGCCAAAGAGCCTGGCTACCTCGCCCACGCCGCCGGCCAGCTCAACGCCCTGCAGGAACTGTGGGACACCCTCGAGCAGCGCCGCGCCGAAGCCTCGCGCTTGGAGTAGGTTTCGCGCCGTAGTTCAAGCGTGATTTGGTTCCCAGCCGCAAGTGTAAGCATTCCGCAACACTACACCGGCATAGTGTAGCGTGAAGCTGTCACAAACTGACAGTTTGTCGCAAACCGTATAACTCCGCGCGCAAGTGCATACGCTTTGTCACAAAAACACCGCACAAAAGGTGACAGAAAGTGCAATCACTTGTGCAGAACTATAGCCGATCCTATCCACTCCAGTATCGCACAACGATACTTCCCTGCTCTCTCTCAACCCTCATCTCTCAACCCTCAACTTTTTTGCTGGACATTTGTCCAGTAGTCGTTATACTGGTAGTATCAAAGTTGAGTCGTGCCCGCATGGCACACCGGTTTGATCGGACTGGCAGACGCTCTGCCTGGTTCCTACTTGAGAGGTAAAGCTCATGGCGACAGATAACGCGGCTCCGGCCGTAGATGTGGAAGATTTCGACGTTATGTCGATCAGCGAAGCGCTCGTCGGACTGGATCAACCAGCACCGGAAGCGGCTGATCCCAAGACCGACGCCGAAGAAGAAAAGCTCTCTGACAATGACGAGTCGGACGAATCCGAGGCCGAAAAGCCCGCGGAAGAGTCCGAAGATGAAGATGCCAAGGAGTCCGAGGACGAAGAGTCCGAAGACGACGACGCCCCGGTTCCGCAGGAGAAAGTCCAAAAGCGGATCGACAAGCTGACGGCCCAGAAAAAGGAAGCCCTTGAAAAGGCGCAGACGCTGGAGACCGAATACGCGCAGGCCAAGACCAAGCTCGCCGAACTAGAGGCGCAGGTCAACGAAGCCAGCCGCCCCGTCCTTCAGCCCTCCGCGGAGAACCCGCTGGCTGATGTCGATACGCAGGAAGCGCTTGAGGCTAAAATCAAGTCCGCGCAGGAAGTCCGCCGCTGGGCGCTCCGTAATACGGACGGCGCCACGGTCAAACGACCGGACGGCACTGAGGTCTACGTCGATTCTGACGAGGTAAAAAACTACCTTATCCGTGCAGACGATGTCCTCACGACTTACGGACCCGCGCGCCAGCAATGGCTCGCGCAACGCCAGCCGGCCGTCGAAGCAGCCAAGAACCTGTTCCCCGACATCTTCACCAAAGGCACCGCGCTCAACACGGCCTACCAAGCGACCGTGAAGCAAGCGCCCGAGCTGCTCAAGCTGCCCCAAGTCGAATACTGGGTCGGCCTCGCCCTCTACGGCGAACAGCAGCTCATGCAAAAGCAAGAAGCCCAAAAGGCCAAAGCCAGCGCCGCCAAAAAAGTCTCGTCAGCAAAATCAGAAGCCAAACTTCCCACACCTGCATCACCGGTTAGCGCAGCCAAATCTGCCACCAAGACAAGCAGCAAAGACGCTGCAAAACGACTCTACGAACGAGGCGACCGCCAATCGCTGGAAGCCTTCGCCGAGAGTCTTCTTAGCTAACCCAAAAACAGAAAGAACCAACCATCATGGCTACTGGAACTATTTTTCCTACAGTAGGTCAGCGTGAAGACCTGAGCGACGTTATCACTATCGTCGATGCAAAAAACACGCCCTTCGTTTCGGCCGCCCGCAAAGGCGCCGACATCACCAACGCTGCCGTTTACAGCTTCCAAGCTGACAAATATAATGACCCGTCCTTCGACGGCGTCTTGAGCAACTCGGACGTTTCCACGTTCGACGATCCGGCCAAAAACCGCGCCCTCCTGAGCGCCCGCGGGCAGATGTTCCGCCGCGCCGTTAAGGTGGACACGTTCGTCCAAGAGGCCAGCGACATCGCCGGCATCGGCCGTCGCAAACAGCTCGCCGTTGGCGTTTCCAAGGCTCTCCTGGAAACAAAAAGGGATATGGAAAGTGCCTTCTGTTCCGACCGCGAGTCGCAAGAACAGAGCGGCAACAACCCGTATCGCACCCGCGGATTGTTCCGCTGGATCGACGGCCCCACGGCCCAGTCCGACCTCCCGGTCCCGGCCGCCTACCGCACGCCGACCGCCAGCATCAACACCGACGCCGCGCCGACCGAGTCCGCCGTGCAGACGCTCCTCCAGAGCATCTACTCGCAGACCGGCCAGATCGACGACATGGTGC